GTCTGCCTTCGAACCCCGCTGGCGGGGGATGCCCCCTTCCCCCCTCGTATTTCGCTGCCGCCATACCATCGGTCTGCCGCCGCTGCCGCGCCAGCGGCAGCGTATTTCGGCAACGGAATAAAAGCCGGCGCCGGCCGCGGCCGTTATTTCCCCGGCGAAATTCTGCCGCCGCCGCGGCTTGACGGCTGCACCACAGTTAAGAAAGCGAAAAACGCTATACTCCCCGCCCGCGCGGCCCGCGGATTCTCACCTTGCCAAGTGTCCAACAAAAAAAATTCAAGCCGGCGCGCAAGTTTTCCCGATTGAAAGCGTATGCTAGTTGACAGAACGAACGCGAGTAGCGTATCCTTCAAGTGTCGCGGGGGAAACCGCGGCAGACTGCACTACAGAAAGGGCAAACAATGCAACGCACTACATACAAAGCAATGCGGGGAGAATTGCGGTTAATCGTTGACGATATACAGATTCTTTCCGGCGACACTGTGGGGCCGTCGGATTCAACGTGGCAGGACGTGGCGGGTACTCTCGCGGTTAACCTGCGCAGCCTTGCGGCAATGCTGGACAATTGGCGCGGCGGCAATGCTGATACTTTCTGTACCTTTCCGGGGCTTGACGATATCGGCCTTGCCGCCGTCGATTGTGAATAGGCTACCGAAACACACACTACAGAAAGGGCAAGCAATGCAAACCGGGAAACCAACTACAGAAAGCCTTGCCGCACTAGGGGCGGCAATTGTCGGGCGCCCGACGGCCGAAAGCCTTGCCGCACTAGGGGCGGCAATCGGCGGCAACCGATAGCAGACTGCCGCGGCAGCGTAGCCGCGGCTTGGATTGACTCCATAACCGAAAGGGTAGAAACAATGCGAGACTACAACCGGGCAGAATTGGCGGCGGTTGCCGCCGCGGAGCGGTGGATTGTTGACGTGCTGGAAAGCCGCACTAGCAGCGGGGCTTTCCGCTGGCGGGAATTCTTGCGGCTTGAACGGCGAGAACGGAGTAGCATTGCCGTGGCGCGCGCCCTAATGGTTGGCGGCTTTCTTCAAGGGTGGCGAGACAATCCAACGGCCGAAACTCTCGCCGGTTATTCAGTCGGGATTGCCGTTGCGGCAATGCTAGGGGCGGAAGCCCATAGGCTATGCTGCCGGCGGGGGCCGTCGGATTCTACGGGCTTTGTTGCCGCATTAGAGGCTGCCGCCGCGGCCCACAATGCGGCAATCGGCCGGCGGCTTGAAGCCGCGCGGCGCGAGTGTGTCGGGGAAGAATAGGCTACATACCGCGACAATCGGCCGCGGCAACGCTGCCGCGGCTTGGGTTCAATTTCACAATCGGAAAGGGTTTGACGATGGAAAACACAATTTCAGCGGCCGATATGATCGACATTCTTGACGCGCTTTCCGACGGGGCCGCCGTCAATTCATGGGCAACGCAAACTTGCGGCGGCGCTTCAATTCGAGACGGGGCGCGCGAGTATTTTTGTCACCTTTCATCCAAGGAAGGGCAGCCGTTTCGCGTTGCGCGGGTAACCGCATATCGTAGCCCGTGGGGAGATTGGCGGATTGGGGATGTGGATATCTTCGCGGCCGCCGCCATGAGCGTAGTCGCGGCGGGAAGCGACAACGCGGAAGAAATAGAGGCGGCGGTTTCGCGCGAGCGGCATATCGGCGCCCGTTGTTTTTATTCGGGAAGCGTATAGCCCGGCCCCCCCGCAACCGGCGCCGCCCGTGGGCGCCGGCGACGGGGGCGCCGCGCGGCGCCCGAACGTGGAAACCGACACAAGGGGAAACAATGAAAACCGTTATCCAATTCGACGGGAAAGCCTATAGCCGCTGCGCGTGGACGGGTGGCGACACTCCGCCGCGGCGGTATGCGGCGGCAGCCTACCGGGCAATCCGCCGCGCATACTTCCGCGAGAGTGTGGCGGTATGCGGCGGGCTAGACTTGTGGGCTTGTGCTGGCACGTCATCACTAGACCGGGCGCGCATATTCTGGCGCGCGGCCCGGCTTGACGCCTGGGCAACGCTGCGCGACCACGCGCGGCGGGTGGCGGAATTGGCAAGCCGGGCCGCGGAAGCCTACCGCGACGGCGGGAGACACTGGCGCGGCGGCGACGATACCGCCGGGGCGGAAGCCTATACCGCGGCCGCGGCGGATTTTGCGGCGGCCGGGCTGCCGCGCAAGGCCAGCCGCGCGGCAGCGTGGGCGCAGCGTTGCCGCAACCGGGAAGAATTCAAGGCTATGGGCGATTATGCGCGAAACTACGGGGCGGAATAATCGCCGCCCCCCGAACGTGGAAACCTTTACCGGCGCGGCAGCGTTGCCGCGCCCCGAACGTGGAAACCTAAATCGAAAGGCTAGGCTACCGTGGCAGACTCTATATCTCTTTGCGCAACCGCCGCCCCCGGCGACACCGTGGAAACCGATTGCGGGTTTTTTACCGTGCGGCCGATTGTGTGGCCGGATAACTGGCGCGGCGCCGTCGAATTGGTGCCGGTAGAATTGGAATTGCTGGATAGTCTCGCGCCGGCCAACTATCGGCTGCCGGCCACGTCCCCGCCGCTGCCGCAAGCCTATATCGGCGGTCGAGTTTTCCACGGGGCTTGTCGAGTGGAAACCAACGGCCGCAAGCCGCTGCGCAAAGCCGGCGCCCGTTGGCTGCGGTGCCGGATTGAATTGTGGGACGGGGAAGGCACGCGGCAATTGCTGCGGGGGCTTGTGTTGATTGAACGGTAGACCCCGAACGTGGAAACGATACCCCCGAACGTGGAAACCGGCGCGCGCCGGCACGGGCAGGGGGCGGCAATCCAAAACGGAGACTAGGACAATGCGGGTATACGCTGAATCATCGTGGGGCGGCGGCGCGAATTTGTTTTTCACCCTCACCCTGCCCGACGGGCGGCGGTTCAGGGTATGCGCGGGTGCGCTTGGAGAATGGTCGCGGGACGTCGCAAGCCGCGCGCGAAGTTTGCTGGCGATAGAAACCGGGCTGCCCCGGTCGCGGTTCAGGTTTTTCGTGAAATAGACCCCGAACGTGGAAAAGCCGCGCGGCAGCGGCGGAAAGACTGTGCCGGAACGTGCCGGCCGGTTGCTTTATCTAACCCCCGAACGTGGAAACAAGAAAGGATACCCCGAACGTGGAAACCATAACACGAACGAAAGATTTACTATTGTGGGCGTTTCGCGCCGTCGGTTGCTCCCCGGCAATCGACCGCGAGACGGTTGCCGGAATTGAATACTTGCGGTGCGAACTATTTCACGACGGCCGGCGGCGGCCCGTATGGTTTCGCGCCGGCGCGGCAATCGTGGCCGGCGGCGTCGGGCCGCTGGCGTTGCAATGCAACGGGCCGGGGGTTGCCGTTATGGCGCGCCGGCACGCGAACGGGATGGCGGCCGCAACCGGCCGCGGCCCGCGCTACTGTGAAGTAACCGGGCAGGAAACCTATTGACCCCCCGAACGTGGAAACGGGCCGGCGCGTTGCCGGCCCCCGAACGGCGAAACGATTGGAAACGAAAGGGCAGAATCATGGCGAAGATTGTGGGCGGTACAACCTATCACGACGATACCCCCGCGGCGGTCGTGGCAATCCTTGAACGCTGCCGCACCGCGCGGCCCCGCACCCGTATTCGGGTCTGCTATGGGGAGACTAGCGGCCCCAACGCGGGGCAGGATTGGGGAGAGACTTGTGACGTGGCCGGGTACGTTGGCCGGTCGTGCGGGCCGGTAAAAATCCCGCTACTGATTCACAATGCACGCAGTATTGGCGGCGGCGGAATTCTTGACCATTGCATTGTGGCAATCCGCGAGTCTCGCGGCGGCCGCGAATTGTACCGGCACCCGAACTATCGGCCGCCGGTTGCGGCCGCCGCCCAATAACCCTACCGAAACCGACACTACCCCCGAACGTGGAAACCCCGACTATGGAAACCCAAAAGCATAAAGAAACGGCGGCGGCGCTTGGCCTTGAATGGCAAGCCGTGCGCGAGATTTACCGTGAAATTCGGGCGATGGCGGCGGCCGGAATAGCAGACCGGATAGAGGCGCGGCGGATTGCGTTCGCGGCGCTCGGCGCCCGCAATGGCGGCGCGTTTCAATTAGCGCACCGGCACGCCACGACGGTAGGGGATCGTAGCAACGTCAAGGGCTTCGATGATGCTGCGCGGGAGTTGGCCGAAACGGAGTTGCCGGAGTTGGGCCGGGACGATCCATCGGCCGCATTGTGGGAGTTAATCACGACGGCGCCGCCGGCCATGCCCCCGGCCGACGAAACGATGGCGGCGGCGATTGAGCGGGCCGCCGCCGAAAAACCGGCCGCCCCCGTATCGCCGGATGAATTGCTGGCACTCCCGGCGGCGGCGATCATTGCGGACGTGACAGAGCAATGGCTGCGCCGGCTTGTGCTGGCCGGCAAGGTGGCCGGGTTCCGCGTTGGCCGGCACTACCTTGTGCCACGGGCCGCGGCGGAAGCCTTCCGCCGGCACCCGACGGCCGGGCGGCCCCGGCGTGAAGCGGCCCCGTTCTAGTAGGCTACCGAACAACCCGAAACCGCCGCGGGCAATCGGCGGGGAGTAGCGAAACGATTGGAGAGACGCAAGTGACTACCACAGACGAAACGCAGGCAGCCCGTGCGGCGAAACGGGCAGCGGCGAAGGAAGCCGCCCGAATTGAAGCGGAGCGAAACCAAAAGCCGGTCGATTACATGACGATTACCGTGGGCTGGACGCGGGGCGGCGCCGCACGCGCCGATGTTGAAGTCCGCCACAATGACGGGCGATTCTCTACTAGAAAATTCACAGCCGGCGGCTGCGGGTATTGCAAGGAAAGCACGGTTATCGCGGAAGCGTTCAACACTTTTCTGCGCTACAAACTGCGGGAAGCCGGAATAGAGGAACGGGTGGCGCGCCGCGACCGCTGCTACTACCGCAACGGCCACCGACACGGGCAGCCGTATGGCGTGACGATTGGATCGCACGCGGCGTATGCCGGCGGCATCGGCGCGAGTTGCTTTTCGGAAATTGCGGAATTTATCGGCGGCAAGTTTGAGCATTGCCACGGTGGCAAGGTGAACGGCGGCCGGTTCGACGTGTATCGGTATGTAGACGGGGAGTAGCCGGCGCGTTGCCGGCTACTCCGAGCGTAGAAACCCAAAGAAAAGGAAACCAAAAGATGAAAACGGCAATCGACACGATTAACGAGTTAGGCATCAGCATGGTGGCGAAGTTTGTTCCGCACGAGACGCCGGCCAAGGAATCGCCGCGGCTACAGTGGCGCATTTCCCTCCGGCGAAACGGGCGGGAGTTTCATGCCGTGGACTATTCCGCCGGGTGCGCGCACGCCCCGGAATACAAGACAAACGGCGGCCGCGTGACGCGGCCGGTTGTGCTGGAGTGCGAAACGGGGATCATGTACGGCTTCGTCTGTCGGCCAGTGCCGGCCCCCGACGTGGCCGACGTTGTGGCGGCCATCGTGCTCGACGCCAGCAACACCGACGAGCGTTTCGAGGATTGGGCCGCCAACTACGGCTACGACCCCGATAGCCGCACGGCAGAAAGAATGTTCAACGCTTGCCGGGAAACGGCGGCGGCGCTTCGCCGCACGTTCACGGCCGACGAGTTGGCGGCCCTGGAAGCGGCTTTTATTGACTACTGAACGCGACACTGTGGCGGGGGCCGGCGCGTTGCCGGCCCCCCGTGGATGGAAACGATAACCCCGAACGTGGAAACGAAAGGAAGGCAACCGTGATCGCGCCCGTGCTGGCCTGGAAGAAACTGAACCCCGACGAGTTCCTCGTCACGTTCGCGTGCGGGAACTGTGGGGCCGCTGCAACGTGGAGCGGCGACGACGTGGACGTAGCCGATAGCGTGCCATTTTGCTGCGAGTGTGAGCAACCGATGGCGCTTGCAAGTGTGTGCGTGAGGAAGTAAGCGGCCGGCGCGTGCCCGGCCCTGGAACGTGGAAACCCGAAACGAGAGGAACGATCCGATGAATCTTGCAACTGACCCCCGCCCGACCTTCGCCGCGTTCGCCCTGGTAACGGCGGCCGGCTGGACTGTGACCCCGACCGTGCCAACGACTGCCGAGGTGATGCTTTCCAGAATCGTGGAGGCCGACGCGGCCGCAATGGAGGCGAACGACCTCGTGGGCCTGGGCATGATCCCGCACGACCGCTACGAGGCGGCGGCACAGGCTCGCGACGAGGCGATTGAGGCGGCCGCGGAATTTTTGCGGCAGCAGAAAAGAACACCCGTTCACCACAACCCGTAGGGTTGGCGCTGGCGGTGCCGACGGTATTTTGTATGTTGACGAGTGTGGGAAAATAGAGGCGTGCGAGCGGGTGACCCCGCTCGTGAGAACCAGAACCCCGAGGGTGGAAACGATGACATACGCGGAGCATATAGAGACGCTCGTCGCCCAGCATGGCATCGTCGTCGATTGGCGGGATCGCACCGCCGCACGGTCGTGGAGGCGAAGCAGACGGGTGCGGCTGGAGCGGGTGAGGGGCGCCAGCACCTACGCTGTGGCCCTCCACGAAATCGGCCACGTTGTCGGCCCGCAGCGCGGCAGGCGGCTGGACAAGGAGGCGCAGGCATGGCGATGGGCCGAGGCCAACGCCGTCGAATGGACGGACGGCATGGCGCGGCTGGCATCACGGTGCATCGAAACCTACCTGCGCTGGTGCGAGCGGAAACGCGGAGCCTGGGTGCCGCCGAAGGGGCACGACTCGCGGCGGCTGGCGGCCATGCGGAGGGCTGCACGATGACCCCGACCGTGGCAACCGAATACCGAGTATCGCCGCGTGTCGTGCTGCGGCCCGGCGACCGCTTCAAGGTGGCCGGCGGCCCGTACTACCGGCTGGCCGACGGCACGAGGGTGAGCATGGCCGCCCGCGGCACGTTCGTCCTCCTGGCGGTCGAGCAGCGGCGGGGCCGCGTGACGCTCCTGGCCTACGGGCGGGACGGGTACGCCGCCCTGCACGTTGCCGGCCGGCGGCGGTCGCGGGTGCCGGGCCTCGTGGCCCGCCCGTACCGGGTGAAACGGGCCGGATCGCGGCGGAAAAGGTGTGGGCTTGACCCTCGCCGTGCCGATGCTTAAAGTTGACTACCGACCAAGACACAGGCAGGGGCAACGTAGCCCCGAACGTGGAAACGACAATCCCGAGAGAGGAAACGAGATCATGGGAGCCGTGAAGGAGATGATCGGAGAATTAGGCGCCGCCGGCTATGTGCCGGTCGATGGCGAGATGATGCGACGATGGCAGCGTGCCACCGGCACGAAGATCGTTACGAATCGCGTCACGGTTGAGGTGCGCGGCAGTAAGGTAGTCGAGCGTGGCCTGCCGGCCTCCGAGGCTCGACGCCTCGCAGCAGACGAGCGGTTGCCGGAGGCCGACCGTGAAAACCTGCGGTGGCTGATGGAGGTCGCCGGCCTGGATGACGATGCGTGCGAAATCACCAAGTGGCTGCGGCAGCGCGCGTACCGCAATGCCGTGACCGCCGTGCGGCTCGCGAAAGAGGCCGTCGAGGCGAAGGCGGCAGGCAGCGACTTCAGCGATGAGTGGCACCGCCTCGACGCCTACGCGGATTGCGGCGAGCCGGAGGCCGACGCGGTGATGCGGACAGCACGGGTTCACGCCGAACGAATCGCCGTCGAGCGCGGCCTGGAAATCGATTGGTACTGGAATCGCGAGGTGACCCGATGATCGTCACCGTCGAATATCAATGGGACTACCGCTCCATGACCGCGAGGTACGACGGAGAATCACGGTTCGACATGAACGTCGATAGCGACGAGTCTCACGACGAAGTCGTGGATCGTGCCGAACGCCGGGCGATGCAGGAAGTCTGCCGCCGCGGGCTGTTCAGTTCAATGCTCGTCACGATCCGCAGGCTGCGGATCAGCGGCGGGCAATTCAGCAGGAAGTGACCGGCGGCCGGCAGCGTGCCGGCCGCCCCGAACGTGTGAACCCCGACCGGAGGAACGAGACGATGGCGAAGAAGACGACGAAGCCGGCGGCCGCGGACAACACCGCGCCGTCGCCGGCGCGTGGCGAGGAAGTTCTGGCGGCGTGGAAGCAGGCCGGCGGCGTTGGCGACGTGGCCGCGTGCGTGGCCGACCTCCTGGCGATGGTGTTCGTGGAGGGCTGCGTGGCACGCGGCGAGGCAATGGCCGAGGGCGACGGCCGCTTCCCCGGCATCGACACGCCGGAGAGCGTATGCGAGGAGGCGGTGAGTGCGGTGGAGGTGTGGATTGAGGACGAGCGGCGTGGCGCGTGGCGGGACGATTACCCGCCGGCCACCTGACCGCCCGCGGCTCGTTGCCGCGGCGGTGCGATTAGAGGATGATTTCACCAGACCCCCGAACGGGGGAACCTAAACACGAGGAGAGGACGATGACCATCGATGAGAGACTGCGAGAGATTGACGATCACGCCCCATACATCGCAGCCCTGGAGGCCGCCGACCTTGGAGGCATCCTTGGCGGCCAGTGGTCGTGCGAGGATCGCGAGGGATGCGACACGGCGTGGATGCTGCGCGTCGTTGAAATTCAGACCGGAGAGGAGCCGGTCGCGCTTGGTGAGGCAATTAGCCTGCTGCGAAGCGGGCACGCTCCACGCGGGGCTACACCGTACCCCTGGACGGCCGAGAGGCTGCTAGAGATTCGCCGCCGAGATCAGTGAGACTACCCAAACCCCAGCCGGCCCCGGCCGGCGAAACCAGAGGAGAGAACGATGGCAAAGAAGGCAGCAAAAAAGAAAACGGTAGCGAAGAAGGCCGACAAGGCCGCCGATGCCCTGCCGGGGATGCCCGGCAATTTTGTGGTGATCGGTCTTGGAAGCAAGCAGAACGAGGCGATGGCGGCGGCGATCCGAAGGAAACTTGCCGGCAACTGACGACCCGCCCCTGACCCCCGAACGCGGAAACGCGCGGGGGCATGGAGCGGGCCGCCACCGCGGCGGCCTGGAACGTGGAAACCTAAAGACGAGGAGAGGGCGATGACATACAGCAAATGCACGGTGCTGGATCACACGGTCGAGTTCAAACTGATCCCGACCAGCGGCTACATCTCCGTTGGCGTGGACGGGAAACTGATCGGCAATCATCAGACCGTCAGGCTGGCAATGTTTGAGGCGGCCGAGCATGTGCGACTCATGGCAAACGAGCGCACGCGGCCGACGATCCCCGAGGAGACTTGGCAGGCAGTCGAGCAGTGGGCGACCATCAACGGATGACGCAGGAACGAGACAATTAGCGACCGATTACCCAGCCGGCCCCGGCCGGCGAAACCAGAGGAGAGAACGATGAAGACGGCGACGAAGAAAAAGCACGGCGTGATCGTCACGGCCGGCAAGACGCACAGGACGAAAACGATCTGGAACCGCGGGCATCGCATGGTGACGTACCGCCGGCAGCCGCTGCGAATCCGGTTCAAGTCGAGGATGGTCAACGACGCGAACCAGAACCTCTGCGGTGGATGGTTCATGGACGGTGCCACGGGCGACGATATCAACCGGCAGATCGAAAAGCAGTTGATCGCGGGCCGCAAGCCGCTGGGCGTCATGGTGTTTTGGGACGAGGACGCGACCGCGGCGAAGGAGTGCGTGACGCGGCTCAAGGCCGCCGGCCTCGTGGTGCGGACGCTGCGAGGGTGGCGGTCAGGCCAGCAGTTCGTGGAAGCCTGCCACGACATTCGCGTGGGTGAGATTGGCGACCTGGGCGACCTCGTGAGCGACTACATCGAAAGCGGCGCTTTTGGTGACGCGGACGTGGACGGGCTGTGCAAAGAGTTCGCCATCTATTCGCGACGGAAACTCAAGTCGTTCCTGAGAGGCAACTGGGACATTCCAGAGTGCCCGGCCTGGGTGACGGGCCTCATCCTGGGCTACCCGGTCGAGAACACGATCAGCCTTTATCAAGGAGCGGTTTCGTGATGGCGAGGTATGCAATCGTCGTGAGCCTCACCCAAGACAGGACAACGGTTCACTCCGAGCGATGCCGGTGCGTGGAGCAGGCGAGGGCGCGGAGGCTCCCTGTCACAGTAGTGGAGGCAGAAGACGCGGGGCGCGCGGCGGCCGCTTACTCGGAAAGGCATCAGTTCAAGGAGCGAGGGCTAAACAAGCCGAAGATATGCAAGTGTGCGACATGAGCAGATGCGAATGGCTACCAGTTTCCGTCTGGATTTCCCAGCCGGTCGAGGTGCCACTCGTCACAAAAGACGACAGCGGCTGGCGGGTCGACTACGTGATCGTTCGCGCCCCCGCCGTCACTGAACTGCTGTTTCCATTTATTCGCCCCGGCGGGCCGCCGCAGCCCCCGAGCGTAGAAACCCCGTGCGGCGGAACGAGAACATAGCAATGGAGAAAATCAACCTGGGCGATTACATGACGGTGGCCGAGGCCCGCGATGCCATCGGGGCCAGCCCCCGCGGCATCTGGAGAGCGATCAACCGGGCCGGCAGGGACAAGGTCTGCATCCGGTTTCTTGACCGGACGCTCGTCAAGAAGTCGGCGCTGGAAGTGCTCAAGGAGCACTACTATCCGTACTACTCCGAGGCCCATCAGAGTAAGGTGAAGGAGTGGGGGAGCCGTGGCGGCAAGGCCAAGGCGGCGGCGAAGAAGGCGGTCAAGAAAACCAAACCCAGGAGCACCCGACCGTGACAACGAACCGACTCTCGCCCTACGAGGCAGGCTGGCTGACCATGCTGGTAGAGCAGGGGATATGCACGAGGGGGGACGCCCAGGCGGCCATGAACCGCGTGGCCCAGGCTGCCATCGATGAACTGAACGCCCGCCGCGAAGCGGAGAAGTACGTTCGCAAGAAGAAGCGGAAAAAACGCGAGGACGAGTAGGCTACTGGTCGATAAACTACCCAGCAAGAAACAAGGAGGGGGCAATGGAACTGCATGATGGAGACAAGGTGTGGCTGGCCTTCGCGGTCGCGGAGTCCGATGGCACGGCGAAGGCGTTTGTCCATCGCGGAACGGTCATTTCGGCGCAGCACCGGATCGTGGAAACCGGAGGCATAGTCAGGGCTGTCTATCCGTTTGAGCGAGTCTGCGAGTGCGAGGCCGAGGGATGGCAGGCATGCGCGGCAATGCTGGGCGGATTCGTGAGCACGATACAGCAAAAAATTGACGAGTGCAGCCGCAAGGCCGCACAATTGCAAGTCGGGAAGGCGGTGCCGCAGTGACGTGGAACGAACTCGTTCGCGGCCTGCTGCTCGTGCGGCTGGGGCAGGAACTAGGCACCGACAGCCCGCTGGCCCGGTCGATTCACGGGCTGATCGATGCTTTTTTGCAGTCGATACAGTGACCCCCGGAGCGTGGAAACGATGAACGTCGATGACCTGTGCAGCATCAGCGAGGCGGCCGAAGCCGTCGGGGTGAGCGAGAGCACCATGCGGAGGCTCGTGCAGTCGCTGGGCGTCGGTGTGGTCGTGGCCGGCAGGACGCTCGTGCCTCGCAAGAGGTTCGACACGCTGCGGACAAACCGCAAACGGATCGGGAACCCCAGGTGGATCGAAAGCGGCGAGGAGGCCGCAGCGGCGGCGATCAAGGCGGTCAAGAGCCGTGAACGCCGGAAGCGGCGTGCCGCCGCGAGTGGCAAGGCAGGCACAGCAGGCGCAAATTAGAGAGCGAGTCGCTGCCGCCGGCAGCCTTCTCGTGAATGTGGTCGATCTGCGCCTTCTCGCGGACGATCATGCCGCAGAGTCGGCACTGACCCCCGTCCCGCGCAATGACCACGAGCCTCGTGCGCTGCCACGCGGCAGACCCGTACCCGCGGGCCGTCGAGGACGGGCGAGCCTCACGCGGACGGGCCAGCCACTTCGGGCGGAAGGTCGGGATTTTTCGCGGCATATTGCCAGCCTGTCATGAGGACGCGATGAACGTGACGGTTCTTCCACCACTCCCACACAGCCCTTGCGACCAAGTTGGCGAGGATGGAGATCAGCAGCATCGCGACAACGGTGCCGTATTTCTTGCGGCAGCGCAGCCGCAGCCGTGCCGCCAGCACATCCTCCATGCGGTCAGGAGGCGCGTCGAGCGGATAGTCCTCGACCGCCATCTCGACCAGTTGGTCGCGTAGGCCGCCGTGGATCGCGAGCCGGAGGCCGCCGCGCTTCGCGACGAACTCCTTTAGCGAGCCGTACCTGACTTGTTCTGGCATTTGCCGTCCTTGCATGTTGGCGTCACGAGCACGCTCTTGGGCACCTTCCCCGTTCCGCCACAATCCTGACAGGTCATGCGCACGACTTTGTCACCAACGACCCCGGTTCCGCGGCACGTTGGGCATGTGTCCCCAGGCTTCGGAGCCGGGGCCGGCGGCGCGGGGGCCGGCGGTGCGGCCATGATCGAATACAGCCCCGTCGGCGCCACGAACGCCTGAATGTCATCGACGGTGGGCGCCGGCGAGCAGGCCAGCGGTAGGGAAATGACGGCCAGCACGCCGCAGCACGCCAGCGCGTCGAGTATTGCGAGTCGCATCAGATGTGCCCCGTAGCGCCAAACGTGGTGTGCTTCCGGCGAGGCCAGCCGGCAACGCTCGACAGCGCGATGCACGAGCAGCGGTCAATCGTGTCGGCCAACGCCCAAAACGAACCATCTGGAATGTCGATGTCCGTTCCGCGGACGCGACGAGGGCCGCGGTTCCACTTGCTCCACGAGTTGTTCCAGAGCACGAGCGCCTGCCCGTACTTCTTCACAGTGTCGGGCCGGTCGTCATAGCCCAGCCAAGATTCCGCGTGCGCCCAACGGGCGTTCTGGTCGGCCACGCCGTCCTCGTTGCGGGTGCTTGAGAACCCAAGGCCGGAGCAATTGAACACGCCGAAGCCGGCGGCCAGGAAGTCGCGGACTTGCTCGCGGCCCTTCAGGAACGTGGCGGTGCGAGCGACGTGCTGCTTCGACTCCGCGAGCCACTCGGCGCCGGGGGCGCGGGAGCCGCCCAGCCGCAGCGTGGCGGTGGTGTAGTTGGTGAGGTCGATCTTGAGGTCAGGGTAGGGCTTGCGAAGCAGGAAGCCCTTCTCGCAGGCGACCTTGGCGGCCTCGCTGCACACCCACCCGTCGCCGTCATACCCGCGCCACGCCCACAGGCTCTCGCTGGCGATGACGGAGTTGCGGACGCCCTCCGGCGGAAGGTCGGGGGCCACCTCGACGTGGCCCGATACCTCGTCGGGAAGGCCGTTCGCGATCTCCATGCCCAGCGACGTGAGAAGGCAGTTCGCGCTTGCCTTCGATACGCAGTCGCCAGTGAGTTGCGCTGGCCCAGGCCAGCAGTCGGGGAACACCTTCATCACCGCAGGGAACAGGAGCGTCAGTTTCCCGGCCCCGGCCCCGGCGAACTCCCACTCATGGGCCACGTCTTCGCCAACGGGGTTGCCGCCGCCGCGAATGATGTAGTCGGCAAAAATCTCGTCGGAGCGAGGATTCTTTCGGCAGCCGACAAGGCCGGCGCCGTAAGCCGAACGCGGATCAAAGTCACTCGCCATGAATCGTGAACGTCCATGAGAGGACACCGCAGGCCGCGACCATCTTTCCGCGAGCGTCGGCGTCGAGCGTCTTAATGTCGGCGCCGTTCGCGGCCACGAACACCTCGTCAATCGCCGGCCCCAGGCCGTCGTACTTCCCCACGTCCTTACGGTCGATGGCGAGGTCGAGGCTGCCGGCGTGGAACGCTTCAAACTTGTTCGTGTCGGTGATGATCGGAGTCGGCCGGTCGCCGTCGCGCAAAAGCACGAAGGCGATGGCCTCGTAGAAGTTCGCGAGATAGGCCCGGTCGCGGGGCGTCATCTTGCTCGCGATGAGTCGCAGGCTTGTGGCCCACTTGAGCGACTCCGGCGGCGGGGCGGGCGCGAGAACCTTGGCCGGCGAGGGCGGCCACTCCATCTCCAGCACGGCGCCCTTCCAGGCGAAGAACAGCAGCATGGCGGCCACGATGTAGCGGGGCTTCACTGGTCTGACCCTTGGACGAGGGCGTGAGTGATCGCTTCGATGGCCTTGCCAGCCTCGTCGCTGACGCCGCCCGTCTCCACGAGCCGGGCACGCACGCTCGCCAAGGCGACCATCGCGGCTTGGTAGGTCACGCCGGTACGGGCCGGGACGGCGGGGGCAGGCAGCCGCTTGAGGAGCGGGGCGACCTTCGGCCACAGCCCAACCAGGGCGGCGGCTCCGGTGCCGAGGACGCCGATGGCGATGGAGTCGATGGTCACTTGCGGCCCTCCAGCGTGGCGACGACCCAATCGAAGGCCGCTTTGCCTTCCGGCGTCTGCAAGATGGCCTCGACGTGGTCGAGGGCTTCGTCGTCCAGTTCGGTGCTCGACTTCCCTGCCGCCCACTTGAGCGCGGCACAGATGGCGACGGCTCGCGAGTGCGGGTCGGCGGCCTCCGCGATGGCCTGGAGGCGACCAATCATCGGCGCCCACTCCGCGAACATCTTCAGTTTGTCGAGCAGCGGCATCCCGGCCCCGTAGACTTCATTTTCGTCCATCGCGATCCTCCTTGTGGCGGTTCAGAAACCGCTGGTACTCCAGGCTTGCGGTTCGGGCCTCGCTGGTCAGACAGCCCCGGCAGTAGGGCGTGTCGCGGACGCTGGCGAACAGCGGCGGGCTGTCGTCCCCGTGGCGAGGAAAATCCCTGTGGTCGATTTCGTCGTCGTCAATCGGTGCCATGTACGACGAAATTCATGAGGTCATAGCAATCGGAAAACGCTGCCTCCACGATCTCCTTGGCCTCCGTCCGACTCATGGCACGGTCGAACTTCCACAGTTCGTCCGACGTCACGTCATCACCCTGCCTCACCATGAGGCGGGCTTCCCGCGGCGCCACCAGTAGTCGTATTTCGGCCAGCATCCATGTCGCGCTCGGTAGCCATATCCATCCTAGCACGCCACGACCACGCGAGGCGGGCTTCCCGCTCGGCCGGAGTCCATCCAGCGCGGATTTTGGCGGCCTCTCGGCGTATCTCGTCGCGAGTCGGCAGATACACGTCTGACTCAAGCCGGGCAGGCAGGCCCAGGCTGGCGGCAGCGGCCTCCAACTGGGCCGGCGTGAAGCCCATCTCCTCCGCGATCTCCTCCATCGTGAGTTCCCCTTTCCATAGGTGCCGAATGGCCCGCTTCTGGTTGGGGGTGAGTGTCATGGGAGGATCGCGATGTATCTGCTCCCCGGATTGAGATAGAGTTGGTATCCGGCCGCCCGCATGTTCTTGTGCAGCAGGACATGCTCGCAATCGCTGCCCTCGTACCGGACGCCAGGGGCGTAGAACGCATCGGCCTCGTAAACGCACAAGCCGCCAAACGCCGAATTCATCGGCACGGGCGGCGAGCCAATCGGCAGCAGGAGCATGTGAAACCACGCCATTCCGCCCGGCCCGCCCCTGCGATCCTCCCAAAAGTTCATCCGCGCGGCCCAGGCGTCGTACTGGGCAACCCCAGGACTGCCGTCGCGGCCTTTGCTGACAAACAGCGACATGCTCGCCATAGCGCCGGCCAGGGCTGGCTGGAGAGTGCTAGACCGCAGTTCACACAGCCGTCCGATGGAGTTCAGGATTCCGGCGGTGCTGAACCCGCCGTGCGGGTCGAGGTCGAGCACGATGACGTAGTCGGCGTCGGGGTGGTTCTTGATCGCCCAATCCCGGCAGCGGTTTCGGTATTCCGCCAGCCGCACCGTCCGCTCCGGCTCAAACCCACGAACGTCGGGGCGGTCGAGCGTGGCATGCTCGGTCGTCACCCACGGCCGCGAGGCGGCGAACTCCTTGAGAACAGCGTCTGTCCCGTCGGTCGAATCGTTCTCAAAGACGTAGAAGACCGCCTCGCGAAACATGGCCGCCGACTCCTCGACCAACGCCAGGGTGTTGGTCAGGTGCGGCATCGCATCTCTCGCAATCGCAAGAAACACGACCTTCGTCCGAAGCGCCACGTCGCGGCCCACCGCGACGTGGCGCTCGTAGCCGTCAAGGTACTTGTCCTCGACCGGCCAGATGGAGTCGGCAGTTGTCATTCGTCGGAGTCCGCGCTTTCGTCGGATTCCGGCTCAACGGCTTCCGCCACGATGGAGGGCGCGAACATCCAGAAGTGCTGCGGGTGGGCGTTTTCCGCCGGGTGGCGAATGACCCGCACCTCGTCACGCCCAAGGCGCCGCAGTTGCGCGCCCACAGCCTCCTTCGTGTCGTGAATCTCCACGAGGAACCGCGTGCCGGCGAAGTGTTCCGGCGAGGCGCCAGACAGCACGGCCGCCTCCGCGCCCTCCACGTCGATCTTGACGAAGTCGATCTCGTCGGTGCCGAAATACTGCCGGCACACGTCGCGGAGCACGTCGAGCGACAGTGTCGTGACGCTGACGGTCTGCGCGACCGGAGCATCCTCCTGACCGGCGCCACCGATTGGATGCTCGGCCAGAAGCGACGACTGCCGGGCGTCTGGTCGGAGGTAGAAGTCGGCCACGGCGTGCTTCTCGCCGGCCGCCACCATCATGTGATGGACGTTGCCGGGAAGGCCGTTCAGCAGTTCGCCGTAGGCCCGCGGGTCAGGCTCAATTGCCAGGACGTGATCGAACTGTGTCGCCAGCCAGCGAGTCCACTCGCCAGTGTTCGCGCCGATGTCGATTGCCACGCGGCACCGGCCAGCAACGGCCCGATCTGCAAACTCGGCCAGAAAGTCTTCTTCCATCACTTTGCCTCGCACTGTGAAAGAAACGCTCGCACGTCCCCCGCGGAGTAACACACCGCGGTGTCGCACCCTGCGTCAGCCAACTGACGCAGACGGTGCTGTTGAATCTTTGTTGGGTGCTCCCCAGGCCGCTTGAATTCCATCCACGCCGCCCGTCCGTTCTTGATCGCCAGCACGTCGGGCAGCCCGGTCATCTGGTACGCGCTGCCGTGCAACTTGATCGCGAACCACCCCATCTCCTTGGCCGCCGCCATTCCCTTGGCGACGATTGTCTTCTCTAGCGGCTTCCGGCCGGCACCAGATACCCGCACGGCGTGAACCGGAACTCCGGCGGCGTCCACCTCTGACGCCGCAGCCCGACGCGCCGCTGCTCGCGCTCCTCTGGA